AAATTGTCCAGCATGACATTGTTCATTATTTTGCCCCACGTCTTCTTACATTGTATCTGTTCTGCACCTGTTCAAAACGTTTATTGAAAAGCTTATTCATAACAGGGATAACCTGCTCTACAAACTCCACGATTGCAAGTTCATCCGGGACAATATCTCCGTAAATCTGTTTCATGGCATCTTCGCCAAACAACCCATCTATACTTTCCGTAATCTGCTTAAGATATTTTACACGAATGCTGTTCAGTTCTAATGCTGCATCCACGTTCATATCATCCACATTCATATCGTCTTTGTGGTTATTTCTCCATTCGGCGGCTTCTTTTTCACAGTTTTGAGATATATTATTTAATTTATCAATTACACCTGCAAACTTCTTAGCTGTGTCTGCATTCGCTGTATCTACTGTTATAACTGTAATAAGATCTCCGTCTTCGTCTTTTATTGCAATTTTTTTTATGCCACTGCTTAATTTAATTTCTTCCATTTTTAACATCCTTTCCTAATGTGGGACACCAAGGAAAGGTAGGCATCCCACATATGCTAATTTTTAATTAACACCTATGAAATTGGGTAATCTTCATCCAAAGCCAAAGTGCTTACTTTAGGCGCCCATGTGAACGATCCATCACCAGCAATAGTGATTGTTCCCTGTTCTACATCTCCATTTCCATTAATCTGGATTGTAGACTTTAAAATATCACCACCTGATCCACCAGTGCTTGATGCACATACAGTTACCGGGATACGAATACAATCTCCCGATCCGCTTGTAATATCAGCTTTAAAGAAGCGATAATAATATGTCTCACACTGATCTCCTGTTGGAAGCTTTTTGAAAATGTCATTAAACGCTGTCTGCATTTCATCTGACAGATGCTCTCTTTCCGGAGACATTGAAAATGCATATCCTTTTACAGAGTTGCTTGCATTTTTCATGTTTACATACTGTGTGCTTTCTGTGTTAGGTCCCCAGTCTTCTGTAAGCTCTGTGAAACCATCACCCATTTCAGCAAGCTTTTCACTTTTTCCACCCATAAGGCTTCCAATATCCAAAAGTGAGACCATGTTAGTTCTGTCTTTTGCCATGAGTATTCCTCCTATTTTTTATAAAAATATTTAAGCTGCATATTAATTGCTAATTCTGTTGTTTTTCCATCTGCTGTACCGCAAAATACATCCGATGTGCGGTTGATTTGTTCTGCATCAAAATTTTTATCCTTTAATGTAAATTCTCCACTTTCAAGGAACTTTGCAATATTTTCAAGCAGATTGCTTGCTGCAATATTATCCTTGTTTGTTGTTGGATTGCTTTTGTATACGATCTGGAACGTCATTTGTCCGACATAAGAACCGCTGACATATTTTTTCAAATAAACTGGATCCTGCGCCGGAAAAACTCCAATAGACTGAGTATCTTTTATGCTGTTCCATAAGATTGTTGAATTTGATGGTTTGAAACCGGGCGGAAAATCTGGATAACTATTTATCATATCAAGAATAGCTCTTTGAGCCGTTTCTGCATCTGATACAAGCATTATTTTTGGCTTTTCATCCAAATCATTTACCTCCAATCTCAAACCTTGGTATAAGGCTGTAAACACCGATAGTATTCACTTTGTAGCAATTCCCTTTTTCATTTACCATGTACTGGAAGAATTTACCCGGATAATCGTCTGAATTAATTAATCCAACCGGCAATTCCCTATCAATGAGAAGTTCATCTTTCTTTGCAATCACTACGAAGTCAAAATCATTACTTCTTAAAGTGAAATGCTTTATCTTTTCTTCTTCGCTCATGTTCTCCCAGTCTGGTGGATTAGCATAATTCAATGTGCCGTCATTCGGGATTTTTACAAGAAAACTATCTGCATCTTTCATTCCAGATTTGCTTATGTTCTCTGCCTGTGTAAGCTCGATTCTTACATTTTCAAATAGAGTACCGAAATAATATTCAGTTTCTAAAGTGTCGTTGTAATGCCTGTTATATAAAACAACTGCATCTTTATATCCGATTCCCATAAACTAAACTCCCATGTACAAAAGGTTTTCATTCCTTGAATCAACCATTCCTGTTAGGTAATTTGATGCAATATCGTAGCACTTTCTATTAAGTGCTATTTCTGATTTTGCAAGCTCTACAAATGTAGAAGAAGATGCTCCGGCATCATAAGATACTGATTCACTTCCAGAAGTCATGCTCTTAATCATTTTCCCTTTTACAGTTCCGTCCGCATTTGCAATAACACCAAAGTTATTAACTGCCGCGGAGTACTCAGATACATTCTTTAGCAATTCGGCTATTTCGCAGGTGCAATCTTTGATATTATCCCACCATGCATCTTCCGATTCTGGCTTAGGATAAAACACAATCCTGTTTGATGTGATCGCATTGATTCTTCTTTCTGCTTTTCTTTCATATGGAGCAAAGTCTTTTTCGCTTTCAAACAAACTCCCACCATATTTCGTTTGGTAATATTCAAAATCTACATATGACATTGCTCCACACTCCTTATTGCTGTGATAAGATTTCGCTGATAATATCAGCTTTCTTTGTTGCGGTCAGTGAATACCCTTTACTCTCTGCCAGTGCCTTAATTTCTGCAACTGTAAGAGAGTTTAAGTATTCTTCCGTGAGTTCCCCACTAGCATTTACCGCCTGTGTAGTGGGAACTATTCCCCCGGTGTGATCGAAACGTTAGCTACTGCATCAATGTACTCTGCAAAAAGTACAAATCCTAACAGTGCATAAGTTACGCTGGTTGCACGATCGTAATCGCCTTTTACCTTAAATCCGATAAGATTTGTTTCTCCGCTGACAGTGTAAGAAAGACCGGCTTTCTCAAAATCTCCGTCAGATGGATCTACATAATAAGCAACGATGTTGTTTACAGGTGTTGCCAGAATTTTTCCTGCTGGGATTTCGTTGTCAGAGCAAAGGAACATAATGTCTGCTCCGAGGAATCCCTTAATATAGGTAAGTCCGAAGGCTGTCTGCAAAGTAATGTTTGAATCTCCAAGATAATCATAGAAATCCATGATATTTGCAAACACTGCAACTCCTGTAGCAGTTTTGTGCATTGACTTAAACTTATTCTTGACAGATCCAATAGCTTTAGCTACAGCCATCTGAAATGTTTTTGTAGTGTTTGTAAGTGTACCAGTTTTCAGATAGTTGTAGAATTTTGTTGTAATTCCATCCTGCAGGTCTGTCTGGAACTCTTCGTCTGTCATTTCACAAGCTACTTCATATCCATGATCCTTGATTGCTTCGACAGAAACTTCTTTTGCATATTTTTCAAGAGTAATCTCAGAATAAGGTTTCTCTTTTACCGCATAATGTGTTCTTGGAATCACATCGCCTTCTGCTACAGTCCCACTCTCTAACGTTCCTTCTGCATATTTGCTTTTAAGAATAGTTCCGGGCTGTTTTCTAATTGCTCTTGAAATTCCGAGAATTTCTCTTAAAGCTTCCCAGTTTCTTTCAAAAGATGTAACAAAATCAATTTCCCTTGCCTTTACATCAATGTCTCCTGTTGTAATCAGTCCTGCGTTTGCTGCAAAGAACTGCAAATTTGTGTTCATCGTTAATCTGTTTTTGTTCATATAAAACTCCTTTACTGTTGGAATAAAGAAATGTTTTCGGCAATTGCTTTCTGACGTTCTGATCTATCTTTGATAGATAAAATGCTCTCTCTTGTTGTAGGCTTATCATCACCGGAATCATTTTCATTCGGTTTTGTAAAACGTGCCGGCGGATTCTGCTTATTTACAAATGCATTTGCATCTGTCTTTTTAGCTTCCTCAATAAGATCACTGAACCCTATCAGCTTTCCATTTTTCACGCTTACGCTTTCGGAAATGTCTTTCATAATGGCTTTCTTTGCAGATTCAGAAGTAAACTCGATTTCCGCAAATGCTTCTTTCAAAAGCTCATTCTTCTCATGCTCTGCGATTTTGGCTTCGTAATCTTTTTTGGAATCCTCTGCCTGTCTCTTCCAGTCATCACGCTCTCTTAAAATGTCTTCCGGACTTTTTCCATCCAACCCTTCAAGCATTCTCTCTGCTGATTCTGCCCTGGTTTTCCACTGTTCGGATTCTGATGAAGCTTTTTTAACTTTGTCTTCCATTTCTTCTTTGGAATACAGCTCTTCACCCATACTCTTTTTAAGAGACTCTTTCTGTTCGTCTGAAACTTCAATTCCGAGTTTCTTTAATTCGTTTGCTACGTTTACCATGTTTCTACCTCTTTCTTTCCAAGTTGTTACTCCGGTCAGTCCGGCACGATTGAGTTGCTATTTACTCCATAGCTGGCAATTGGGAATGAAGGAATCGAACCCTCGACAACCCGGATATAAGCCGTGTCTTCTTCCACTGAATTAATTCCCAAAAATAAAAAAGCACGCCCAAAATAGGACGTGCCATGCATCATCCTATAACTATTCTAGGTTAGCGAACAGAATCCCTTTTTCTGTCCGGTACTTTTAATATTCTTTTCAATATATATTTTAACCTATTTTAAACAACTTTTTGTACCATTTTAAAAAGGGCAGATTGCTCCACCCCTCTTTGCTATTTCCCACCGAAATACCTTCTAAGTACTTCTTTTTCTTCTTCCACAATGCAATCCTTTCTTAATCTGTTGCACTGGTCGTATATATACTTTCCGTACTCTTCTAATTTGGCTATCATTGCATTTTTATTTTCCAATGTAGGATTTTTAATGTATTCTTTTTTAAGCCCTATATAGTCCTCATACTGCTTTATAACATCCATTTTCAATTACCCCATTCAAAATATCATCTGCTATGCCAACGACTTCTTTTCCATAAAGAGACAGAAAATCAGCTACGATTTCCTCTACATCTATTGGAATTTGGCAGTCATATGAAAATGAAGCGCAGTGTACCAACTCATGAGATAGAACTCGCTCTAACAGGCTTCCGCTTAATGCATTTGACAAATAAACCGTTCGTTTGCTCCAATCTGTAACACCAAGTGTAATTGTTCCGTCTGAACGCATCAAGCATTCACTATTAGGATTTACATATAAAATATTCCATTCAACATCATTGATTTTAAACACTGCGCTCACCTCTTAGATTTTCTGTAACATCATCTGTAATTCATTTCTCCACATCTGCTTTTCTTCAGGTGCTGCATCTGATGTCATTTCAGTAATATCCATCTGCATATCTCGCAAATAATCTTTTCTTGCTTTGGCACGCTCTTTTTTATCTTCCTCTGAATTGCCATGATGGTTTTCTCTGGTCTCCATATAAGTACGTCTGGAAATACCGGCTTTTCCCTCTCTGGAATCCCGCGGATATGATCTATCTCCCATCATTCCGGTATCTGTATACATCCTTTTCAGGTCTTTCTTATCCATGTCTCTCATGTGCTCTGTATCTTCGTAATCATCCGGGTACATGTGATAATATGGTGGCTCATCATATCCTCTTCGTTTTCCTTTGCCCTTAGGTGCGAATCTTCCATTAGCATAACGATACTGATCATAGTATCTTCGGTCATCCCCATACTCTAAAAGCTTCTCCATGATATCTGCTTCGTCCGCTTCGTTCATTGCCTTAGTAATTGTGGCATGATACTCTGCTTCTGACAAATCCTTTATCATGTCGATCACTTCTCCTATTTCTTCTGTATTGACATTCTCAATCCCTTTTTCAATCTCACATAAGGATTTTTCAGCAAGGCATTCAAGCATTTTATGAATTCTTTCAATATGCATATACTAAGCCTCCCTTACTACAATTAAATTACTGTTCTGTACCTCGATAGTCTGTCCAGATGTATTCTGAACCGCTATTGTGCTGCAGCATCCACAAGGAACATCTACATAAACCTGTGCAGATACATTGAACATGTTTTCTACTGCCGCAGGTGTCACGATCATTCTTGTAGACTGTAAAGGTTCTCCGTCAATTGCGATTGCAAGAGAAATAGCTTCCACCGTTCCACCGGTTGGGATCTGGATATTTCCACTATAAGATACAAGAAATCTGGCTTTGCACTGGTTTGTGATTCCTCTTAATTTAACTACTCCGCTTCCCTGTCTGTGAACGATACATTTTGTTCCGCAAACTGGTGTCTCAGTAAATGCGACATCTTCTCCTTGCAGTACAGTCTGTAATGCATTGGCTGTAAATTCTGACATAATATTTTCCTCTCTTTCAAAAATATAAGGGCAAACATTGAAGTCTGCCCTTTGTGTTTAAGTAATACTGCTATGCAGACATAATCTTGTCGATTAAGATACTTTAATTATTCAGTTGTCTAACATCCGCATCCAGTATTGCAACCACATCCATACGGAATGTATGTGTTCGGGTTTGGCACCTGGTATGCTGGGATTGGTGATGGATTAACAGCGTTAATAATATGATTTGTCTGTGCTGTCATAGCGGTAGTCAAAAGTGCGTTCTGTCTATCCTGTGATGCTGCAAGTCTCAAATCATTATTTTCTGCCTGCAACGTTGCGATCTTATCCTGGCATAAGTAGTCAAGTATCGCTCTTGTTCCGGCATTCTGGCTGTCGATAATATCTCTCGTGTTGTTGTTCATGGTGTTCTGTAATGCGCAAGTGTTCTGCGCCATGTTGAAGTTTACACCCTGGATAGCTTCACGAGTTTCGCAGCAACAATTTGCAAGCTGAGACTGAATAGCATTTGCATTCTGCATTCCTGCTACTGTGTCCGCATTAATTGCCTGCTGAATGGTGTTAAATCCTGTCAGCATTCCGTTGTTTACTGCATAAAAGCCATCACAAAGACCATTTGTAATGCCATCAAGTTTACTTATGACTGCTGAATTGTCAAATCCTCTCTGGATATCAGCCTGTGTAGCCGCAGTTGCGGTATAACCGCCACCACCATTACCACCGAATCCATAACCGCCCCATCCACCGAATAAGGCAAAGAGGATAATGAGAACCCACCAACCACCATCGCCCCATGCACCATCATTACGGTTTCCACCAGTAACGGCGGCAATGTCCGCTAAACTTGGAGATGAATTAAACATATGTGTTCCTCCTAATAAAATTTATTTATACATAATCTTGCAAGAATAGTATCAATGTTTAAACTGGCTCATGATTTCTTCCGGGTTAAGACCTTTTTCTTTGCACAAATTTCTGGCAAGCTGTTCCAGCCCTTTACTGTCTCCACGGTTCATCATGTCGAATGTATTTTTCATGATCGGATTATTTGAAAATTGAGAGTTGCTCATCATTTGACTTAATATCATCTTAGGGTTTCCACCGCACTGGATCATCTGCATTAAATTCATTCAGAATCGCTCTCTTTCTTTGCTCTGGTAGTCCTCTGGGACTGAGTTATTTTAGCTTCTATCTGGTCTAATCGCTCCATTATCGGGGCAAATAATGTTGCCGTGTCTTCTTTCGGTAATTCGTTCTGTTTTCCGTCTATCTGCGGTTTATATGTCACTGTCTGAATAAGCCCATTAGCACCCCACGATTTTATATAAACTTCTGATCCATCTGCTTTCGGGAAAATGGCAAATGGTGCATTCATGGGAACGTCATTCGCTGTGACTTCCTCAACAGAATTAACCATTCTTCCACAAAGTCCAGCTTGTTGCGGCATGATCTGTTGTGGGAATTGCTGTTGAATCTGCTGTGGCTGTTGATATTGAGGATAAGAATACTGGTTATATCTCTGATACTCGTACATAATAAACCTCTCTTTCTATCTTCATTTTATTATTAACAACACAATTGAACCACCCCAGTAAAACCCCATTAAAAGGACACAAAAAAGACACCCTTAACGGATGTCTTTAATGAGGAGAAAGTTATGTGAAATGTTGTCCAGTTACCTTAAGAATTTTATGTTGCATTTTGACGTTAATACGTCCGGCTGTCTTAGTCGAAATATGCATAATTTCTGCACATTCTTCTAGCGACTTTTCTTTCTTCCGTAAATCAAAGAGCGTTTCTTCTGTCGGTGTGAAATCACACAATTCTTTTATATGCTCTTTTTCTTCTTTGGTAAAGCACGTAACAATGTTTTTCATTTGCTTTACCTCATTTGGGGGAGTTTCCGGCTATGACGGTGAGTTGTTATCTCGCTTGAATTCCACTGCATTAATTAAAGAAAGGTGGATAACCAAGTATGTATGGTTAACACGTTATTATAATAACATATTATTCCATTTTCGTTGTACCATTTTTTTCAATTTTATTTTTATAAGCCGTTGCTCGTCCATTTGCAATCGCAGACTGTTTTTTACTAAATCCAGAAACCTTCGTTCTATCGCCTTGCAATTGAAGATCGTTATTCTTACAGAATGATTGAAGCCTTTTATTCTGCATTCGCAGTTTATATGCCAGTTTATCATATTGAGGTTGCAAGATCTCTTTTACATCTGTTTCTGCAATCATATCAAGTTCCTGTTTCTTGGTCATAATTTCACGCTTTGTTTTGCGAATTTCTCTTTCAAGTAATCTCTGCTTCTGCTGCAAATCATAAAGCTTCTGGCTTTCATCTGCATTTATATTCACATTTCCGTTTTCATCAAGGTACTTATTTACCATGTCTTTTCGCCACGGACCATGTGAATGTCTGCAATTATATCCGTGAAGTCCTAAGAGATTTACAACAGTTCCCGTCCCGGTTTTAGGGTCTATGGTATAACCTGTGCTTTCAAGAAGATTCGGAAATCCCGGTTCGCTCCCAATTATTTTATATGCCTTGCCTTGCCAGTGATCGTGAGATGAAATCCCTGTTGGATCCTTTTTATCATATCTGGCACCCGGATGCGCTGATACTAGAACATACTCTATTTTATTTTGCGCAATATAAACGTTCGTCACTTGTGCCGCGGTCTGATTCATAGATGTGACGATGCAACACCTCACTGCCGCTTCAAGAGAACGCTTCGTTCCAGTAGGGTATTCTACCATAACACCAGATTCTGCATATCTATCCAGAAATTCGCAGACTGCACTGCTGTAAGACTGCATTCCAGATGCAACTTTATAATCAACCTCATTCAGCATGTTGAGCAAGTCTTTCTGTGTCTGGTTAATGGTTGTCTTTGTCAAATTATCAAGTTCACCGGATGTCTTTATTAACTCTGCATTCATTGCCAGAATTGCCATATTATTTTTTAGCGGAGATATAATATCTGATGCTGATATCCGTGTCAAGACTTCCTTATCATCTGAGAATGATGCCATAACGCTATCCCTTAATAATCTGCGAACCTCATTTCTAGATTTTCCAGACATTTCAGCTATTCTCTTTACAATCTCTGTGTTATGCAGTCCCATCTGTTGGAGTTTCCACAATTCCCGGTCGGCTGTTCCTGACAATTCACCGGATTTTATCAATCGTGTTGCAATGTCTAATATAATCCAATTTTCAAGATCTTGATACATTTCAACCAGTTTATCAGTTTTTCCGTAAAAATAATCAGGTCTAAGCATTATCCTTTCCCAACCTCTCTTTTAACAAGATCAATCCACTGCTTACCGTGATTTTCTTTTGCAGTTTCAAACCATCTTTTTCCCGTTCCAGGTGTGTGATATTTTAATTCTGTTCCTGTCGGATACTTCTTTTCTCCACGGTTTGCCCATGATCTACCGTCCGCAGTCAAATAAAGTTCGCCTACATACTGATAATGCGCATATGGTGTATCTACTGTAATTAATCCGGGTTCTTTTATCTGCGTCTTGTTTCTCAAATCGCCCTGCTGCATAGGTGTGTATTTTCTCATGTCATTTACAACCTGTTCATCAAGGACATTCTGAGCATTTCTCAAATTTTCATCCATTCGCTTTGTATCAAGCTTAATATTAAAGCTTCCAATGACTTTATTATATTTTATATTAACGCATCCCTCTCTATTACTTATCTAAATAAAACTTAATCGTCTCTATCACAGTCTTTTCCTGCAACTTTACCTGAACCATCTCCGGCGGTTCAGGTTCCGGGATAATATATCCACCTTTTAAAATACCATTTTTAGAAAGCTTCGGTATTCCTTGAATTGTTTTACTCTTCTCCAAACAGACCACCACTGTTCCTTTCCGCATCTTCCTGCGCTCTCTCTGCAAACATGGCATCTACTTCATCATCATTGAATCCCTCGTATTCCTTAAGGTATTTACGCTTAGAATAAATACCTTGAATCATTAAATTATATGCTCTTGATCTGTCCTGTTCGAAGCTCGCAAGCAAATCTTTAAAATAAAATATATCTTCGTCCGGTACATCATCATCCAGTGCATCCACATAACCGGCAGGGATTCCGTAAAGGTCGCAGAATACGTTTATTGCATAAATGAGATTTTTCAACGCTGTTTTTATGCATTTCCGAATATCGTTAATCGTCTCTACCGTTTCATTGTCATCACTTTCAACCTGTGTTGCTGTCAATCTTCCAGATTTTCTATCGAGGATAAACTGCCCCTGTGAAAATCCGCATTTTGTCGAGATCATAGAAAGGACGCTGTTAATGTCCGTAATTCTGTCAGAAGTAAGCATTGTCGGGACGTGTTCATCAATCGTGCTTTTTGAATCCATCCCCAATTTCAATCCTTTAACGAACCGAGGAAGCTCTACTGTTGAGGCACGGATGCCGCCTTTTCCCTGTTTTGTCATGGCGTTCTCATCAATAAAAGTAATGTGCTGAGAATCCTCAACCTCATTCCCTTTTTTACTCCAGGCTATATCGAGATCTCTAAGCTCCATAAGTGCATTTGAGAAAATCGATACACCTTCCGGAGATGAGTAGTCGATCGTGTTGTTGAATGGTGTTTTCAAATAGGCGAACAGCGGCTTTTCTACGTTCATAATATGAACTGCTTCCTCAATTGAAGACCACTCAGGAACGTCATGCAGTTCTATCTTCTTGCCAAGTGAGTTACTGCTGTTTGACTTGAACGCTCTGTTCTGGATCTCGTACACGTTCATCTCTTCGCCCTCTTTATTTTTTGAGGTCGTGAAATGATGGTATTCAAGTCGGTAATAGTACACCTTATCTTTTATAAGTCGATTAATAAAGATGCATCCTCTAATATCTCCGTTGCTCGTCTTTTCTGTAATCGCAAAGTCCCACGGCATAATATAATCGATTATGTTGTCTGGATTCATCGAGCCGTTCGGCTTTAAAATAATTCCACCAACTCCGAGCATATCTTCGACTTTGTCTCTGATGGAAGTGTCAACCATTGCCTTAATGCACTTATTAATAAAATCTGCTCTTTCAGAACCGGTTATGCTCACTGACAAATCCATGCATGCTTTCTTCGCTGTGTACTGGCAGAGGAATTTTGCGAAATTTATCGTCCTGATGTCATTTTTTTTCGAATCCACCCAAAAAGGGCTTCCCTTAATGATATCATTCCATCTCTGCTGTGAGTTTTCAATCTCTGGCGAAGTAATAAACTCGACATTAAATTCTTTTTCTGCATCTGTTCTAAAAAACTTCATGATCGTCTCCCTTATTTTTTCAAAAAAATTCATTTTTTAATCCTCATAATCGTCGCTGTCTTCTTCCTCATCATCATAAAGACCATCATTTCTTCGGCTGGTCATGATAATCCTGTTTAATGCATAAATGTTTGCCATTATCGTATCCTCTTCTAAGGTCGGGTAAGCATCCGAGAATGAACCATCTGGAAGCTGTTCATGCTCTGCCTTTTTAAACTCGCTTTCTGTATTCGGGCAGCGCTCCGGATCAATCACGATCTTATTACATCGCTGAAGCCACTCCCAGCAGTAATCTCTTCCTTTTCCGCTCCCCCATCTTTTCTTTGCCCCAATCGCATTAAAACCCCAGTCCTGCATCTCTGCTATTCCGTCCGGTCTGGCTGAATCGCATATTATCTCCACATTCATAAACTTCTTTATCTTTCTGGCAAAGGTAGAGTTTTTACATTTTTTAGAATACACTTCGCCGAAAATGTAAAGAGTATCCGTCTCGTAATCATAGTAGTTCTGGCAGAACACCTGTGGGTGTGTGTAGCCGAAGTCCAAACCGTGGTTTACTGTATCGAATGTCATTAACTCTTCATCCGATATTTTTCGGATTTCCAAATTGTCAAAAATGCCGCCGCCTGTTCCAGTAACTTCCCCCAGATAGTTGTTTTTATAATATAATGGTTTGTGAATCCTGAACCACTCCGCACGCTCGAAAAATCGTTTTCCGAGCCATTTTACAGGAACATTATAATAATAGCTGTGGCAGATCCGTGTCTGTGGCTTATTTCTGCATTCTTCGGTGTACTCATTCATAAAGTTGTTTTTTGACTTCGGAGGATTGAAGATTTTTATGTCGAGTGCCGGTGTATCTGCTCGCAGGAATGTATCTTCGATGTTATCCATCTGCTCAACTCCTGCCATCTCGTCGCACTCTTCATGGATTAAAAGCTTCACATATCCGAATGGCACGTTAAACGATTTTAAGCTTATCGGCTTATCTGCTCCCACGAACATTACCATCTGCCCGGTCGGCTTATACACCGCACACATCGGAGACTGCTTAAAGTCCCAGTTATCCAGATCATTACACCGGATCACCACCTTCATAAACTGATTATACACAGATCCGCGTAAGTCAATCTTATATCGTCTGGTGTATACGACATGCGCCTGTGGGTCCTGTCTGATTGTCTCATATGCAAGATTCCCCCAAAAATTGGACTTAATAGAACCACGCCCACCCTTCGATATGATCTCGTGTATGTCTATCTCTCCGGCAAAAGCTTCATGCACTGTCCGGTATATCTCCACAAAGTCGGATGTAATGTCCGTGATCGGGATCGTCCAGAGTGCAGCTTTCTCGCGCTTTTCCTTTTCCTCGCGCTCGATTTTCTGCTTTTCTGCTATGGTCAGTGCCTTTTCCAAACCGTCCATCGCCTTAAGCTGATCCGAGAAATCCGGGGCAAATCCGAGACCGTCCACGACTTCACCCTTTGCAATTTTACTTCTTCGCTCCTGGATCTCTGCTAGCGACATGATATCCCGGTGCTGTTCTTTCTCGATTTGCTCCATTTTTTCCGCTATATATTCTGTTATGACAGTTTTTGACAGCAGTTTTTGAGCACTTCGATTTGCGCCATTCTCACTATAGCCTGCGCTTATATATGCCTGTGTGGCATTCCCACCATTTTTTATATACTCGTCTGCAAATGTCTTCCATTTCTGTGTGAGTTCCCCCTTCATCCGCTCACCGCCTTATAAATATCAATCAAACAGAAAATAACATCTGTGATAGATGCTGTTTTGAGAATCTCAAAATCTTCCATTTTCCATTCTTGTCTATTTTTCTTAAAGGTGTACACTGGTGTGAGGATTCTGTACATTGTGATCATGCGCTTCTGATCTTCACTATAGAATTGATTCTGATTTATTTTTATAATCAATCCACGCTGGACAATCGCAGTCTGAAGCTTTTTAACTTTTCCTTTTAAATTTGCCAAGGCGCACACCTCCCATCATTTTACTTATAATTTTATTATAAGATATTTTTTAATAGTTTTTGTTCCATTTTTAGGCATAAAAAAAGCGGCTATATTTCAAGCCACTTGATTTTTGGTTGCTGGTCAATTTCTCGAAGGAACTCGCCTAAATGAAGCTCTTCACGCATAATATCATAAGCTTTCTGAATTGTGTAATAACCACGTACAATTTTACGCTAAAAATCCGCCTTAGGATATTCTAATTGTTTACCATTATTAACACTGTTTTTTATCTCTGTATTCTTTCTGCTCGTTTAACAATTTATCAATGTTAACGTTTCTACCGCGTTTTATCTCTGCCTGGTATTCTTTAATCTGTTTATTTTTCTTACGGCAATATTCAGAACATGTGTTAGTTGGCTTAGAACTGGAAAACGTGCATCCACAATATACGCAGATTTTCCGCTTTTCTTTTCGACGTTCTGTTTTTTTTATATCTTGTCCAGATGTCTTGCTGTATCCTTTTTTATGTTCCCGCTGCCATTCTAGCACTGCTTTATGTTGGCATTTTTCAGAACAGTATTTTTGCCTTCCGGAATTGACAATATATTCAGCTCCGCACATCTCGCACTTATCAACGCTTCCAATCGGTCTAGCTGCTCCTCCCCTCTTTCTGGCTCTTTCGTTCGCTTCCGTCTGTCTGATCCTGCGACAATTCGCGCAATAGAACGCACGCGGACCGCCTATGAATTCTACTCCGCACATCTTGCATTTACGCATCCGCAAAACATCGCTTTTTATTGCTTTCGAACATTCGTCACAGTACATTTTATCCGTTCCACCAGAAAAAACCTTTCCACATTTTCGACAAGGCTTTCTTGTTCTATTTTTCGTCATTTATTCCACCACTATTTCAAAATCCCAATACGGAATAAAATAATTATCTTCAAAGCAAACGGCTGGACATCCTTCATGATAAAGTTTTTCTAAAGCTTCCTGATCTTCAATGTCATCCAATCCGAGTGCAAAGCACACAATTTCCTCCTCCGTCATGCTGTGGTTTGTAACAACCGTTTCTCCAACTTGTTTTTTATTAACTAACATTTTATACATACTTATTCCTCCTACTGGTCAATTTCCGGCAAAAATTCGCCTAAATGCAATTCTTCACGCATAATAATATATGCTTCTCTGATTGTGCTAGCTCTGTTCAAAAGATACTCCCAGCCTTGCACGTCTTTCTCTTTCCAGTCTCCCATGTACTCGGCTTTCACTTCGTCATCAAGATTAATAAAATCCATGATGTCTGTGTCATGTCTGTTTTCAATTTCTGCGATCATTTTCTGTAATTCCTGATAACATTTTTTTAATTCTTCCATTCTCTCTTCCTCCTACTTCACGAGCTTAAAGCCCATCATTTTATATGTATTAACCTCTGATTTTTTAACAAGGATTTTATGACCGTTTGCGATCATTTCAACACCGTTCTTTTTAAATTCTGCCATCTGCTCCGGTGCTGCTATCTCCGGCTTATCTGCCAAACAGGACTTTGGACACCAGAATGTAAACTCTCCATTATCAGCTTTAACTTTAATTTTTACTGCTTTCTCTGTCTCTCCAATCTGCTCTTTCTCTCCGTCTGCAAAAAGCTGTCTTTGTGAATCTGTTAAATTTTTCTGTAGAAACCAATCTTTAATGTAAAGCATCTTATTTTCCCTCCGGTGTATTATATGTTTTCCTTGTTTCTGATATTATAATACACCGAAAACGGTGTGTTGTCAATACTTTTTACATTATTTTTAAAGTATTTTATTTTTTCTCATTTTCTACATATTTAATAATGTTCCCCGGCTGCATGTCCAGTATATCGCAGATCTTTTCGAGCGTTTTAATCCCGACCATTTCGCCTTTTCTCAATAATTGGATCGAACTTTCTCCTATGATCTGCTCTTTTCTTAGCCGTGTCGTATTATATCCGCATTCTTTCAGCGTTTCCAATACGTCAATTTTATATTTAAGCATCTGAACACCTCTCTTTCGTATTTATTATATACCTGATACATTTTTATTTCAATTAATTTTACACCAAAAAAATACACAATTATAGCTGATATTTTTGCACTTATTTTGGTGTATTTGTATATTGCGATTACACTGTTTTTAGTGTATTATAATATTAACAAAGGAACAGGAAAATTTGAAAATATGGAGGAATGAAGTATGAAAGAATTTAATGTACATTATAGTTATTTGAGCGGACATGGATTTTTTACAATGACTGTAAAGGCAGAAAGTCAAAGCGATGCTAAAAGAATTGCTATAGAAAACCTAGACGCAAGAATTTTTAAACTGATTTAACCGCCGCAGAGGATGACCGCCGGATCACTACCGGCGGCTTTTTTTGTGTTAAAAAAAAATAATATAATAAGTTCGATCACATTTCGATAGATCCACTTATTTTTGTGTCCGTGCAAATCAATGCACGGATTTTTATTTTTATCTTGCGTATTTTGCCAATACAGACTTTTTTATGCGTTCGTGGTATTTTTATCCTATGCGTGATAAGAAATCCGTCTATGCGTGTCATGCGTGCGTTATGCGTGCAGTTTAAAATAATATGCGTGTGTCTATGCGTGCAGTTCTATGCGTGAATCAAAGTATTATGCGTAGCTGTCCATTGCTTTCTTCTTCGTACAAGCTCTGGCTGTTGAGCATCCTTAATGCCATTTTCTTTTTTCTGTAAAAATGCGTGCGTGAAATCGGCATAATCCCATAGTGTGCTTCCATTTTGTCATATGATATATTATTTAAAATTGATTCTGCTATTTTATCGCCCAGGTAATTGTCTATGCGTGTGCATATCTCTATCGTTTCCTCTCTGCTCATTTTAAACATCTCCCCATGCGTGACAACTATGTTTCTTACACCATTATACCATATATCAGTTTATAAAAACACAATATATTATCGTATTCATGCAACATTATTGTATATTTTTACCGGCATATTTCAGCCGGCAAAAATATCAATATTCAGTTTTAATTTTTATCGCATTCCCGGAATAAGTCAGCGTCTATATATTTCCATCCACCATCATAGATCATGAAATATGTATAATGCTGTGTTCTGACAATGTCATATACCGTAAACTTCTTATTGTCACTGTTTCTGATTACCTCAAACGTAATTCCACCTCTTCGCTCATTTTCTCTCCGCCGCTCTCTGTCGGTCTTAATTTCCTCACAATAGCAGCAACCTTCACAGTCACCATCGCAATCTGCGTTCGAAATGTCGTCTTCCTCCATATCTTTACGCCACATCTCCATACAATTACAGAATCTCATAGTTTTTACCTCCGTCAAATTCAACTTTCCTCAATTTTTTGCATTTCCTGATTGCAATAATATTCAAAATCATCAGCAATCTGATCTTTTATAAACTGTAATCTTTTTCTTTTCTCATTTGAATACCATTCTATAAAACACAGGGCATCATCTTTGGGAAGATTAATTTTCGTTTCGTTGCAACCTTTATCTGTTGTAATATAAATTGTAATCCTGGAATCTATGCATCTCGTTAAATCCGCCTCTGTTTCAGATAATATTTTTATACTTTTGATGATATTATCCACCTCAGACATTTTTTTCTGCATTTTTTCAGCAACAGTCATTTCATCACCTTCTTTCATCCGTTAAAGTTCAGTTTAAGTGATTATTAATAAAGTTCTATAGTATCTCCAACATGTCCGTCCTCAATTTCTCTTATATGAACTTTCCCATCATTTTCAGCTTTCGCCTTATCATATAATTCACCAAGGATCCTATTCACTGATAATTCATCAAGCTGTTCTCTGTTTCCGTGAATTCCATTTTTCATTTTTTGCATCCTCCAATAAATTCTAACTTTACATGCAATTCCTAATATATTCTTCCACAGCAGTTTTTGCATTTTCAGGCTCACAATAAATCATGCAACCGCTAATAGTGCTGTCTGCAATATCAGAGTCAGTTAAGTCTGCACCATTTTTTTCAAGCCATGAATCCAATTTCTCACACACATCCAGCAACTCCATTGCTAACCTTTCTCGTCTGTCGATGATATTCTGAATTTTCTTTGGAATTTTCATGTTGTTACCTCCACTAAATTCTAATTTAACTCACATATCTTGTGTTAATTCTTGTTTTAACTCAATTCTAACTCAACTGCGAATTAAGCAAATCTAAGTTGACCGGTCTGATCTGCTTCGATCTGCATATTCGGCATCCGTTCAGCAACGCACAATTCCGGTAAATTTGCTTTTACCAATGCCGCAGGAATCGGCGGACACACTGCATTACCACATCTGCGTACTTGCTCGCTGCGTGGGTAGGTCTTGCCAGTATAGTCATGGTCGATTATGTAGTCCGCCGGGAATCCCTGGCATCCGTACAACTCTTTCGGTTCTAACATTCTCAGCCCGATATCTACGATCTGGTAATCCACACCCTCGATTGTCACAAGTCCGAATCTGTCTTTGGTCGTAACCGTATCAAGTGGTTGCTCTATATCCTGTCCTGTGGCATCGCCGTAGTATTTAATCAAAAACGCTCTGACTTCCCCGAAATGACCATCTCCTGCCGTAATTGTTGGAATTGGATCTCTTACATCCCGGCCGTCACAATGGTTATTCATTTGGATCAAATTTGCCGTAACAACGCTGTTATGATCCCATGAGGTAACTGTCGGCAATGGCTTCTCCATGCTCTCTCCTGCTCCCTTGTAGCCACCGTCATAGTATTTATGCAGGAATGAGGTAACCAGTCCATATCGGTTAGAACTGTCCACGGTCATGATCGGATCAGTGATCTCCTGTCCTCTCACTTCGTCCTTTGAAGTCTCTGAATGATACTGGATGAGTGTAGGACTGATTAAACACTGCTGATTTCCAGTAGTAATTGTGTGAATGGGCTCTTCACAGCTTCCGCCAGGATGATTCGTTGTATTTGTTCCCATGAAAGGAGCTGTTTTTACTTCTACCAAGCAATGCTCATTCTTGCTCACAATCGTTGTAAGCGGCTCTCTAACATCCTTGCTTCGGTCTTTTGTAAATCCAGTCTGCCCGATCTGCACCATATATGGCTCTACGATCCCATATCCATGCTTTCCGGTTATGGTCGGCATTGGTTCTCTGATATCGTTCGGTCTCCGCTCACCACCATGATTGCACTGAATGATAAAAGGCTCGGGATTATCTAACACGAACTTTTTCAATCCTCTGGCTATCCTGTCCATCGTCTTTTGTGCCAGTGGTCTCACTGCCCGGATTCCGTATTTCTCTTTTATTTCTTCCGAAGTATCAAAGATACTTGGACAGGGCAAGGAAAAATCCAACTGCGTATATGCTCCAACATAAGGTTTTTTCAATCCTGCCTTTACCTCTTCACTGTCTGCCGGTCCGTGCGTTGGCTCTGGCCAGACTATCGACTTGCCGTCACACCGTGCAACCATAAAGAATCGTTTTCGCATGGTCGGCGCACCATAATCGGCTGCGATCAGCTCGCGGAACTCCACTTCATAGCCAAGATCCCGAAGCTGCTGTACAAATCTCTCAAACGTCTTGCCTTGCTTTGCCCTAATCGGATGATGCCGCCTGTTTAACGGTCCCCATGTCTTAAATTCCTCTACATTCTCAAGCATGATAACCTTTGGTCTTACAAGCCCCGCCCATCTTAAGGCTACCCATGCAAGACCTCTGATATTTTTATCTTTTGGTTTTCCACCCTTTGCCTTGCTGAAATGCTTGCAATCTGGGGAAAACCAGGCAAGTCCGACAGGATGCCCTTTACAAGCCTTTACAGGATCCACCGCCCACACATTTTCGCAGTAATGCTCTGTGTTTGGGTGATTAGCTTTGTGCATCTTAATAGCTTCTGGATCATGATTGATTGCAATATCAACACTGTATCCTGTTGCCATTTCTATTCCTGTGGAAGCTCCTCCACCACCTGCGAAGTTGTCCACTATCAATTCTCCGTTAATCATTTTTTTGAAAGGAACCCGGCGCGCCTTTTATCCGGATAGGTTCCGGCTCCTTTCTAATTTTCTTAAACCATTTTTCTGATGTCTTCCACGAGTCCACTGTCGTCTGAATACACATCCTGCAATCTGTTTGCGGCTGCGATTAACAGTTCTTTCATTTCGAAAACAAGCTTTCTTCTATTTGCTCTTGCAAATGCCTTTTCGTCTACGACTTCATCGACAAGCGTGTGCTCCGGAAGCATTTCTTCACAGGCTTCGATAAACACGTTTCTACTCTTATCGTCGAGCCCTATCTCATCCAGACAATTTTTAACAATGTCCTTCGTAAGCTCGACACCAATTGCTTCCTCGTCTGGATCTTCATTCCGATTTTCAACCAAAACGTCATTCAGTAAATTGTGGACTGCATCTGAGGCGGCAAGGTGTCCATCGTCATCATCTCCTATGACATCATTTATGATTTTCTGAAATGTAATCTTCTTTTCTGTTGATGTCTGCTTTTCCTCACAACCAAGTCCAGCGGTCATAAACTCCCGGTGTGGGGTTCTGGTGTCTTTTGTGTAAAACATAACGGAATGGATGTCTGTGCTTCGGTCTGTAAATGCCGGGAAAATAAAGCCTGTATCTGGCATCCCGACAACCCAGTCTCTGATTCGTGATTCGATGCGGTTTTCGTCCTCACGGTAACCAAGCCCCGGCTTTGTCAGATTCACCGGACAGATTGCGCACAGCAGATACTCATAAACCTCCTCGGATTCATCCAGCTTGTCATTGTCTGAAGTTTTGGTCATGACATCATAGGCATCGTGAAAAATTAGGATCAGATAATTTCCAACGTAATCGTAGCTGTCAATGATCATGTCGTAAAAAGTATCAAGCAGATCATCATTTTTCAGTTTGCTTTCGCGCAGTCCCATTAAGAACTGCTGTCTTCCTCCTGTTTCTTCCTCTGCAAGCGGAAATTCCAGTTCTAAAAGGTTGTTGCCAAGTTTTCCTGACAATGTCTTTTTCGCAATGTCAAGATATTTAAAATACTCTGCATCATCCAGATTCAAAAATGTCTCCCCGATTTTTGTGATCTTATTATGGTCAGCGTCTACATAGCAGCCGCACATACGAGTGAATGTACAGGCTTCCTTTTTAAATCTTCTTTTAATTTCTAAAACATCCCTTTTGTTCATAAAATTTAATCCTCACTTTCTTCCTTTTCGTTTTCTTCCTCTTTGATCGTTGCGATTTCTGCGTTTAAATTCCTGCTCATGGTAGATAAAATTTTTACAATCATTTCGCTTTTCGTCTTATTATCAACCTCTCCGGCGGCATTCTTTTTCGCTTCCAGATTGTCCCGGTATTTATCGTACTGTCTGGAATTGATATATCCAGCTTCGTACCAGCCGAAGATGTCATCATTTGAATAACACTTTTCGCCTTTGATCGTCACGAAAATCTCATTTACCTTTTCACGTTCTTTTTCTGCTTTGGTCTGATATTTATCTCTTAGCTTCTGTATTTCTTTTCTGATTGTCTCCAAGGCTGTTATTTCTACATTGCTCATTTTTACACTCTTTCCGGTTTCTCACACCGTTCAAATTTTATTACCCACACCCACGGATTAGCATTCCATCCGTAGCGGTCAAGGTCGGATTTCTTGATGGTGGAATCCCATACATCAAAAAAACCAAGTGCTGTTGATGTATAATCGAAACATCCCTCTGCTTCTGCATCATCGTCTGTCATATCCTGCAACCGCTCCACCCGTACATCCGTCACCTTCAGCCAGATTCTCGCCGCTTCTTTCGGCATAAATAATGATTGTTTCCACTCTCCATAGTGACTGAACCATTTATGTACAAATGTGTCATAATCTAATCGGTTTATAGAATCTGTATTTCCGTTTGCAAATTGCAACCTCACATCATCTCCGCCTGCTCTGAATCTTATGTCAGCAGTTGCTTCGTATCGGTGTGCTCGCCAACATTGCCATGTTTCCCGAACATACAATATATCGCCCGGCTGATATGGCGGCTTTGCATACTGAATAGAACCACCGTATTCATCAATGCCAAATCCAAAGCATCCTGCCTTTTTCTTTTCTGTACTGTCGGTAACAAAACCGAGTGGGAATTTATGCTTTTCATCCGGCTGTGGCTTTATCGCACGCCTGGTGCAAGTCTTCCTTCCGTCCAGAATTGCCCGAACCATTTCTGTGTTGAATAAAATCGGTTTAATCGCCATCCGCTCCACCTCTCTTTATCTTTCTGCCGCAGTAAGGGCAATACTTATAGCCGTTTTCTTCTGGCGTGCCTTCAAATATCAACTGCCGATTTTCACACCCTGTTACATAAAGGTTTGATTCTAAATCTTCAAGTTTCCACTCGCATGACTGTTCTGTGGCACACTCGCCTTTCACAATCTCGATTGCTCTTTCATATGCACATTCTGCACCTTTATAATAATTTGCTGATGCTCCGCACATTCTTTCAATCGCTTCTGCATTTGCTGATGCGTTTATTTGTCTTACTTCTTCCAACCGCTCTACAACTTTGTCAGTGTCGTAAGCTGTCATCTGACGATTAATCAGGTTTATCCAATCAATTGCGCCAGATTCCTCTGTTATTGTGTTCCTGACATCAGCCATCAGAACATCCGCATCAATCAGTCTTCCCATCGTTCGCCCTCCTGTTCCATGCTTTTATGGCTCTTTTCTTACACTCATCGATATGCTCCATCGTGTCATCCTCTTTGCTCGTTTCTGGGCAAAATCCCTCTGTTCGTGCTCCACATTCGCATGCACACCAAATTGTAAAACCGTAAGATTTTATAACTGCTTTAATTTTTGCTTTTCCACCACAGAACGGGCATGGCTTAAGGCTTTCATTCATTCTTCATCACTCCAATCAGTTTTTCTTAAACAATTTGGACATCCATAAGGTTCTTCTACTTGATGCCCACAATCTGGACAATAACCAACATGTTCTTTATGTTTCTGATATCCAAAATAACTATTCGTTACATGCATTGGTTTCTTTGCTGTCTGTTTCTCCATAGCCGCACGGCATTCTTCTGGTGTACCGATTGCCTTGTACTCTTCCCATGCTTCTTTATCCTCATTTGTCAGAATGCAAAAGCCCTCATGCTTTTCCCCTTTGAACACTGTTTCAATAAAATGCTTCATTAACAAGGGGATGTCTACATTTGCATGATAATTTTCCTTCAAATCTTTTTCGATTTTCCGGTATTTCTGGATTTCTTTCAGTGCCTTGATTGCAATATCACAAGCCTTTTCTCCAATAGTGCTTTGATACGCTCCATCTGCTTTCACTGACACCTGCTTGCCAAAATCTTTTAAAACTTCAATTGCTTCATTCTCTGTCATTTCACACCTCCAACAGCTCCGGGTTGTCAATTATGTTGCCGATCACTTCAAAATTCTCTGAATCAAAATCATCCAGTTCCTCGTAGTCATCACAGCCCGGCTCATTCGTACACCATCCGTTTTCATGCAACACGACACGCTTTCTCGTCTCATCTTCTGGAAACTCATCATCGATATGCCCTGAAAGAATGTCATTCTCCCAAATCAGTTTACCGTTCTTGTCCTTAAGTCCGGTGCACCGGCAGACGGTTTTAGGTATAACCTCCACAATTTTATTTCCATGACTATTTTTCCCACTATCAACGTCATAAAACTTTTCCGGCTCATTTACGATAATCTCCGTCTTTTCTCCAAGGACTGCATAAAATCCAGTTACCCACTGTTTTCTAGTCCCTATTGGTCTTGCTTTACATAAATATCTATCTTCCATCCTTTTTCTCCATTTCTTTCTGCAACCATTTCTTGATATTATTTTTGCAACCTGTATCACAATTACTATGTCTGCAATTTATTTTGTCTGATAAATACACTACGCAATGCTGGCTCACAGTAGACAGCATTTCTGCCAACTCCTCATCCGTCATGCTTCTGATCCGGTCTGCATTGGTATGTGGCTTTTTAGCCATGCTCTTCATACACTCCATCATATTTCTACCTCACTAAATCCATTGTTTTAACAGATATCCCTTTAAATTTCCCGGTGCGACAATACTCTGCGGTATCAAAAAACATAATGCATCCATCGTCTTTTCCGGTATCTTCACTTCCTACAAGTGCTATGCTTACACCGTTTCTTATCAGTGTATTTTTTAACAACATCAATGCCGCTCCTATCTCCTGCTTGGTTTCATCCGTCATTTCAACTTCACCTTTCTCTTTCTGCCTTTCTTCTCAAACTTGTCGCACATCCCAATCGGGCATCCACGCCTTAATCCGGTCTTTGAATAATATCCACACATAATCTCTGTCTGGCTGTGATTGTACGAATATTTACATTTCCGGCAGTATTTTATGCTTGTCTTTGTCATTTCTCCCATGTTAATAATCCTTATTTCACCGCTTTTCCTGTTACAATATCCCAATTTTCATCCTCAATAAACTGATTCCGAATAATCTCATCCGTCAGATAGTGTTCCTTACTCTTTGGCTGCTTGCGCCAATAGGAATCAATGTAATAGGCAACCCAATTCATAAATTCTTCGATTTTGGCATTTGAGAAACGGTAAGAATCTTTTAATGTCGGAATAGTCAGATACATTGTGGAGGCAAGCGCGCTCTCGATATTCCGATCTGCGCCAAGCACTGCCCGTCCATTTTTTATATCTGCCATATACAATTTTTGTGACATTGGGATTGATTTTACCCACTTGACAACATCAATTTTCTTTTTACGGCAATACTCCATCATGCTCTCACTCGTTACCTTTTCGTTGTCATCGTCCTGCCATGCCTTCCGGCGTTCAACAGTTTTACTGTAATAGTTAGTAACTTGTTTAAACGTCATATTAAATTTGTCATACAGTATCGCTGCAAATATAAATCCCATATGATTTGCGATATTATCTCCTAACCGGCATTTTGCTAATTCCTGCTTATAAACACTCGATGGAATCACCCTTTTTCTCTGCTGTACGCTATGCATTTGTCCACCTTCCTTTTAATTTTTATTTTATATTTCCACTCGTTATCACTTTTTCAATGATTTCCTCCTGCATCCGCTCTGCGATATGATCCCGGACTGATTCTTCTGGAAATGCGATCTGATATGTCCGCTCCTTGATCCGGTTCGTGATCCGGTCATCATAGGATATTTTGTCCAGCGGATCATTACTCGTGAAAATCGTTACCTTCTGGTTTATGTACCGCTCGTTGATGATCTGATACATTTTGTCATTTATCCAGTCCGCTGGTCTCTCCACTCCGAAATCATCAATTACAAGAATGTCTGTGGTGTAAAGTGCGTCTAAAAGCTGGTTCTCACTGTATTCTGTATCTCTCCGCCATGTATTCTTAATCTCTTGCAGGATGGTCAGTGACACTGCAAACTTCACTGCATAGTTTTTCATCAGCTCATTTGCAATCCCGGCAGCGATCCTCGTCTTACCGCTTCCCTTTGTCCTCGACCAGATATACAGTCCCATGCCTCTTTCCTTCTGGCTCTCGAAATCATCCAGATAGGTTTTTACTATTTTGCAGGCATCTGACACCATCTTTTTACTTTCCTGCTTCCTGTACACATCCATTCGAAACGATCTCAGATCCATCCCACGGAATGCCTCCGGTATATCTGCGAATCGCAACCGCCTTGACATGACCGCTTTCTCACGGCATTTACACGGTACTGCTATTTCAACTCCGTCTTTTATTTTCAAGATCCACTCCCGACCTTCGCAAATTGGACACACATCAGAATCCCTGGAAGTCTCCGGTGTCTCCGCATTCCTGCATAAGTTCGTTGAGTGATTTTTCATGCGTTCCAGTATCTCTTCCAACTGATCCATCGTTCTCTCCTTTCAGGTACTGCATAAACAAGTTCTCTCGTAAAAAGTTCTCCGGCTTTTTAATATACCGCTCTGCTGTTTTCTCCCGTCTGCATATATCTGCATAATTCTGTGCGGCCAATACCAGATCATCTTCCGGTACACCAGCCAGTACCGCATTGCAGTATTCTGTTTCAACAAGACAGCCAGTGCACCGTTTCGGATAGACTGCTGCAAACTCTCCGAATTTTTCCAAGGGGGATATAGGGGGTGTGTTTCTTCCCTTCTTTCCTTCTTTCTTTTCTTCTATTGTTGTCGTTAGTTTGTCGTTAGTTTGTCGCTTGTCTGTCGGTTGCTTGTCATTTTGCTTGTCGGTTGTCTGGTATAAATCGTATTTAACTACTGTAAATACGCTAAATTTGTTTGTCGTTTTGCTTGTCACTTCGCCTGTCTTTTTCAAATGTGAAATTGCTGTTCGAATTTCACGGTCTGTAAGCCCTGTTTCGTCCGAAAGTCTCCTGATAGACGTTACAAACGATCCACGCGGAATCGTTGTCCCTTTGAAATTTCCATCCTTCCAATTGGCTTTCAGCAACATATGGATAAACAGCCGGGTTGTATTAATATCTGTGTACCACTCCCAATCCAGAAGTCCACGGCTTAATTTTATGTAGTTACCATCCACCAGATCACCCCGTTCCCAAGTTCTTAAGCAAGTCTCTTGATTTCATTTTCGCCTGTTCCGGTGTAAGTTCCGTGATTGTGACCTCAATTCTCGGATGCTCTTTATCTACGCAAAAGGTATCTGTAAATCCGGAAATCTTGTCCCATCCGTCATTTTTTAACACGCCACAGTTGACAAGTGCATCCTGTATGACCTTCCTGCCAAAAGATGATATATTATCCAAGTCACGCCTTTTATCCTTTTCAACCCATGTATATTTCATAAATACTGTTTTAGTGATATGGATTCCTCGCAATTGATTTCTAATATATAGCGAAACAATATCTTGATTCTTTCTCTTTAAATCTCCGCCTTTATAGCGGCTTGCCTTATCCGCACGGATGAAATCATTCAAGTTATCCAGTCGTCCCGGTATTATCAGTAAGTACTCCAACTTCTCGCCACCTTTCAAATGTCATTTTCATGTTTAAACGTTTTTTCAGTATCGCTCTGGCACGGTGCAGCTCTTTTGATAGATATTCATCCAGTTCTTTTTCATCTACTGGATCTCCCGGAACTGGTCTGTAATATCCATTTCCAACATTGATAATGCAGTCATCCTTTGTATTTGCTGTCTCTATCTGCTTTCTCAGCTTTCTATCTTCAAATGGATTATAAAGTCTCGGTAATGGTTTCAAATGTCCGCAGGGAATGTCATTTATTGTTTTCATTTATCCCCTTTCCTCTCCGGGACTAACCCCGGAGATAATAACCAGCTTCCAATAATTCGTGATATATTATTTTCTGCATGAATAGGTTTCTTTCTGCCATTTGGCAAGGTGTTTCAACCCTATAAATCCTTTACAACAATTCCATAGACCTTATACATCTCTCTGAACCGGATCACTCCAAGGCTGTGTGCCAGTGTGTGGTGTTCTCTGCACAAACAGATTTTTTTATAACTGGAATCATCTACTTTTGTCCTGTCATTACCCATTCCGATTGCATCCTCATGATGAATCTCTCCATCTTTTCCGCAGATTGCACATTTTTTGTGTAACAGGCAGTAGTAAAGATATCTTCCTATGTCATCTGTACGTTCTATTGCATTGTCAGAAAGCGGTATTCCGTTCTCTAGGGCAAATTCCAGTATCGTGTTGATAAATTCCCTCGCTGTGTCCATAGAACAGTTGGAAAGACTGAAATACGCATCACCGGTACGCATCATATGCTGATACTTCAATATCTCTTTCATTTCTTCTGGAAGATATCCTGTCCAATCTGAAATGTCTCTGATAGTTGCATATGCTTTTTTTCTCTGCTCTGCTGATATGTGCCTGCCATCATCAAACCTGATCTCGGCATTTCTAATTTTCTTTCTTTGGAACATGTCCCCAAGCTTCAGATCTGGAACAGATACAACCAAGTCTGTTCCGTCTTTCCGCTCTCGGTATTGGTTAATCTTTACAAGTGCATGCATTAATCATCACCATATTTCTTTTTCAGACTTCTAATTACATTCGTTGCATCATTTTTTGTTAATTTCTTTTCATCGAGATTATTTGATGAATACAGCTCCTTGACATCAACACCATGTTTTTTGCAGATTGCGAAAATACAATTTTTCTGTGCCTGTGATGCCAATTCATGTCCTTCTTTTTCTACTCTTTCATTGAAAGCCTGCTCCTCTGTCTGTCTTTCCACCTGTTTTTTATATTCATCTGAATCTGCATCCTTTTCATCATCCAAAAGGAAAAGACCATTTAAGGAATATTTGCGTGCATAACTGGATGCTGTCCCGGTAATCTGTGAATCATCCATACCTTTTTTACTTCCTGCCTCTCTTGCGTAAGCAGTAACACTTATGGATTCTTCACTTTCACAGTCATGCAATGTTGCTGTTGCCTTTACGTAAATTCGATCTCCAATACACTCCATACAATCTGATAAAGTAAGAGATACTTTATTATCGTCGAGATAAGGTTTGACAGCATTTAAAATTCCTTCTGCATTACGATAATTGTAATTGCCAAAAGAGTTGTATAAATTTTTAGGAGCTTTCAAATTTACCTGTATAAACAACAGTTTCTCTTTTAAACTCATGACTTCTCCTCCACAATTCTGCTTGACCACATATCAGCAAAATGTAACAACAGATACAATGGCGTTTCTTTACCGGAAATATCATATTTAAACGATCCATACAGTCCATTATGCCAAAGGATAGCCTGCTCTTCTTCCTCTGTAAGCTTGATGAATCTTTCAGCAATCGCAATACTTCTCACTTCATGCGGAATATACAGAAGATCTTTATTTGTCTCATATGGTTTTGCTTCTGACTGTACCAATGGATATTCTCCATTTTCATCCTTTTTCCGGCTCTTGATCATATTAGGTACATAGTTTGGTTTTCCATAATCTCCCATCTTTCCAAGATCATGCAGCAAAGCACAAATGATAATGGCATTCTGTGTTTCATCCGGTAAAACTTCCGATCCTTCCGCCAATAAAAATGACATATCCTGCATGATTCCGAGGACATTCCAACTATGTTCTGCTAAACCGCCCTCTTTTGCCAAATGGTTAGAGCCCGAACACGGAGCCGTAAAAAATCCATCATTTTTCATGGCTGCAATCAAATCTTTCATTCCATCTCTTTCAGTGGACATAAGTTTTTCCACAATTAAATTTTCAAATTCTTCCATCTTTCTTTTATCCTCTCTTCCTCTGATTCAATATCTGCCATCTCTTCACGTCTGGCTTGTTTCTCATATAATCTGTGGCGGCGTTCTCTGTCCCTCTCGTACTCTTCGAGCATATCGAGGCTGTCCGGTATGTAATCATTCATATCTGTGAGAAAATCCCTCCCCATCATCGTCTGTGTCGGTAATCAGCTTCCTTGTGCCATACACAAATTCACCATGAATACTTCCGTCGGTATGCCATGAGACTTCACCGGCTTCTATGCCTAAATCTTCCAGTGTTCTTTCAAATTCTGCCAGTGCATCCTTGAGTATTCCTAAATCCTTCCATGTCAAACTAGGCGCTGCCATTTAAAAATTCCTCCATTTCCATCTGTCTAAAATCTGTAGATAAAACCATGCATCTGACCGCTTTCTCACGCTGTTGATTCATGTACTGTTCGTCCCGGCATTCTTCACACATGTTTCCTTCGCCGGGATCTAAACTACATCCACAGATTCTGCATTTCCTGTAAATCATAAAATCACGCTTTCCAAAAATTTAACTACGTGTTATAATAAACGCAGAAGTACTTTTGTATTCCTACGTTTAAATAGCACCTGAGTTCGCCAAAACATTTAGGGTGCTATTTTTTTGTCCTCAAATTCCCAAAGGAACTCAACATCAGCGTCAAGCTTGTCCTTCCGGCGGATCATGTTAAAGTCTGCTTTCCGCTTTTCTTCCCGGCGGTTCTCCACGTCAAAGATCACAACTCCAATAAGTGCAATCACCGCACCGAGAGCTATTGCAATCAGCAGAAAAACATAATACATTCCATCCGCATCGAGCATTCCACCAAGAAACAGGATTCCAAGCCCTACCGCTATAAAAACTTTTGCCACATTTTTCATGATTTTTTGTTTTCCTCTTTTACGATCTCGTAATCACATTCGCTGGAAATTTTTATTTTTTTATTTCCGCTGTCTCTGGAGATGGAGTTGCCCCACATATCATGCACCGTGGAGTTG